GCAAAAGACTATGAACTCGGAAAAGGACATCTAGACAACGAAAACCAAAAAAACCTTAGAGAATGGATCTTCGGAGGAATCAATCAGTTATCAGAGATCATAGAATCTATAAGCAAGTTCAAACAAGCACAATCTTTACTCAAGAGACTCGAAAAAGTAATCAGAAAACCAAACAAGTAATATGTGTTACTTCGCAAAACAAGTATTAAACAAGCGGTTTCTGCCTAATCGGAAAAATAGGTGGAATCCGCCTGTGTGTACAGACGAGAGATTCAGATACGTAGAGGTAGAATGCGGACACTGTTTCGAGTGTCGTAAAAAAAAGAGAAGAGAATGGAGAATCAGAAACTACGAACAACTGAAAGAGACACCTCATGCAGTGTATTTTACAGGAACAGTATCTCCACAAAGATATGAATATATCTGTAAAAAATATGGTTTTAAAAATGATGGATCACAAGATAACGAGATAATTACAAAAATACACAGATTATTCCTAGAAAGAATCAGAAAAGAAACAGGAAAATCGGTAAAACATTGGTGTGTAACTGAAAAAGGACACATCAACACAAGAAGAATACATTTACACGGAATATTTTACGCAAGAGAAGATCAAACAAAATGGCAATTAACAAAACTATTATATGAAAACTGGATAGACGGATACAAATACTATGGACGTTATGTCAACGAAAGAACAATAAACTATATATCAAAATACATGACAAAAAAAGATGAAGACAATCCTGATTATATATCAATAGTTCTATGCAGTAAAGGGCTTGGAGCAAATTATGCAAAAAGAAACCAATTGAAACACAGATGGAATAAGGAAAAAACAATTATTACATATAAAGCACATAACGGACAAGATCTACCATTACCAAGATACTACAAAACAACCATATATACAGAGGAACAGAGACAACTATTATGGCTATACGCTGAAGATAAAGGCGTAAAATGGGTAAAAGGATTCGAAGTAATAGGGGCTAACACAGTGAACAAAGATTACTACGAAAGATTACTCAAAGAAAAAAATGAAAACGGAATTAGCTTACACGGTGATGACATCGAAGAAATTGAAAGAAAAAAAGCGATCAATCAAATGAATAAGCTACAAAATTTGACAAACAGAAAGAAAGCAAAACGAAGGCAGATCAGAAAAGAAGAAGAAGATATTAGGTATCAATACTTATCGGCAGATTATTGCCCTTTTTAATTTTACAGGGTGGCGAAGGTCGAGAAGGACAGAAAGACAGCTACCTACAAAACCTAATTAAGGACAGGCGTGTACCCGACCTAAAGGTCGTGGTATGCGCCTTTGGCGATATCAAGGTGCTAACGCTCTAGGGCAACGCCCTAGAACCCTGTATTTGTCGCTCGCGCTATGGAAACGTTAAGAAAAGTTATAAAAATAGGAGAAAATTTGGAAAATCGAAAAAAACAATACACCTTTGCAGTATCAAAAAAACAAGAGTATTAACCGTTCCATATGGAACATAAAAACAAAAAATTATGTGTTGGGAAAAAATCAAAAACGAAATTTGTGTAGAAGTAAACGCAATGGACGAAGAAGGAACAGAAGTAATTATCAGAAAAATCGTCGGAGATATAGGTATCCACGAAGCTTACATGAACATTTATAACAAATTAATGAACATGAGTAAAAGCGCAAAATGGGAGATATATTACGTACGTTCAAGAAGTATTAATAGCATATACAATAACAAAACAAAAGAAAAGGAGGCATAACCATGGCAGTAACAAATTGGACAATCATCACAAAAAGAAAGGACAACGGAATAGTAGAAACATTTCCACTACTATCAAAATGGACGTATAAAACAGCAGTAGCAGTCGCACAAGAATCAATAGATACAAGAACATTCGAAATTATATGTGTAGTAGAAACCAATAAAATAATGATAAATAATGATAAAAAAGAGGAAAAAAAGAGTAATATATAGTATTGGGCAAAAAGAGTTCAATACATTTAAAGAAATGAAATCACACATATGGTATAATAGCCATACGGATGAAGAAACACAAGGATTTGAGCTAATCAATGATGTAGTACAAAAACATTATATATTTATCAAAAAAGAAAAGAGGCTATTATGTATCAAGATTTATGACCAAGAAAAAGAATATAAAGAACAATATGAACACTCACAATTAAAATTATTCAAAGATGGATAAAAAAAAGATTATTTACGAGATTATCAAAATCATTTGCACTGCGATTATCAGTATTGCAGCAGTTCTAACAGCTCAAAGCTGCACAATGTCACTAAGCGTGAGTAAAAACAACAGTAACAGTACTCAAAAAACTGAACAAACAACAACCAGTTCAGTTGACAGTACACAAATCAATATTAACCCAAAAAATTAAAAATTATGGACTTAAAAGAAGCATTCAAAATCAGAAAAAAAGACGCAGAATCAGATGAAGTTATTATTACTATTGGTAACCACTTGGCTACTGAGCAGGTGTTTAAATCAGAAGAAGAAGCTCAAAAGGCAATTGATGGAACAGATTGGAATCTAGTAGCAGCAATGTTCTACGCTTGCAAAGAAGCCGATCAATGGAAAGAAAAACAAGAAGAAACATTAAAAAAAGAGGAGGAATAAATTATGGCAGTTGTAAGAACCTTAGGTAAAAATACACTAGGCGACAACAATAAAATGAAAGTCGCTATGAGAGACTATGACATGTCTACTCACGATATATCAACAATATTTAGAAGTTCAATCGGTGTAGGAATGCTTGTACCATTCTGCAAAATACTCTGTCAAAAGGGAGATATCATTGATATAAACTTAATCAACAAAACACTAAGCCAACCTACGCTTGGGCCGCTATTTGGATCATTCAAACTACAACACTTCCTATTTTTCGGAGGTTTCCGATTATACAACAGTTGGTTACACAACAACCGAACAGGAATCGGTATGAAGATGAGTGACATCAAACTACCAATGATGTATGCAAAAACATACGGAACTGCAGCAGCGGCAACAACAAACATCTCAGCATCAGCATTATACAAATATCTCGGATGGAGCAAATCCAAAAGATTAGGAAAAGCTTCAACAGAAGGAGTATATAAAAACGGAATACCTCTACTCTTATACCTTGACATTTTTAAAAATTTCTTCGCAAACACACAAGAAAAGAAATTTTACATGTTAAAAGGAGCAGGAGAAGTAACTCTAGACATTCAAAATACATACCAGAGTTCACATGATGGAAATTATACCATCGGAAAAAATCAAGAAAGTGTACAGATAACAAAAACGACCACTATCAAAACAAATTTAACCGGCATTGATTATCAACGTTTTTGGGACAGCATAAAAGTAACAATATTAGAAAGCGATGGAGGGTTATACTATAAAACATTAGGTCAATTAACAACAAATGCACTAACCGGTACAATTACCTTAAATAACATAAGCGCTAATCCATACGCAACAATATTACAACTTCTCACGACAAAAGAAACGGCTAAATTCATCAAAACCCAATTAGGTCAATACGACTTAAAAGTGCTTGATCAAATCAGAGATGTAATTCTACATAAAAAGGGGAACGAAACACTAATTATGTACGGATCAAACTTAAACGATGCCAACAACGGATCAACAGAATTGGCAAAGATGTTTGAAGACCTGATAACAGCACAAGCTAATAAACTAGGGGGAATGTTACTAAAAACATACGACAGCGACATTTTCAACAACTGGGTGCAAACAGATTGGATCGATGGAACAGGCGGTATCACAGAAATAACAAGTATCGACATTACAGCCAATGACGGAAAGTTGACAATGGATGCATTGAACTTACAACAAAAAGTCTACAACATGTTGAACAGAATTGCGGTATCCGGAGGCACATACAGGGATTGGCTAGAAACAGTATACACAGCAGGAAAGTATCTCGATAGACCCGAAACACCTGTGTTTATCGGAGGCATGACGCAATATATCGAATTCGACGAGGTAATATCAAAAAGCGCAACAGAAACAACGTACGGCAGTCAGCCGCTAGGAGATATCGCAGCAATCGGGAGAGGAGGCAAACCAATGAATAACGGACACGTACACTATCAGTGCGAAGAACCAGGATATATTATGGGAGTGATGGCTATAACACCAATGATAGACTATTCGCAAGGAAATGACTTCGACTTAAATCTACAGACAATCGATGACCTACACAAACCCGCACTAGATGGAATCGGATATCAAGATTTAATTCAGGAACAAATGGTTGGAGATACATCCACGTATAACGGAAGTGGAAGTATATCAACGATGATCCATAAAGCAGCAAATAAAACGGTGGCTTGGATCGACTACATGACTAACTATAACCGTACATACGGAGATTTTGCGGCCGGAGAAGCATTAGATTTCATGGTATTAAACAGACGATATGAAGTAGAAAATAGCGAAATAACAGATCTAACAACTTATATTGATCCACAAAAATACATCGAAATCTTTGCAGACACATCAATCGATAGCCAGAATTTCTGGGTACAAACAGTAATACAAGCAACGAGAAGAGGTAACTATAGTGCTAAACAAATTCCATTCTTATAATTATGAAAACAATTAAAAAAATTAGAATAAACAACTTTAAAGGAATGATCGAGATGACAGAAGAAGGTGAAACCTTGATCAAAAAGATCCAAAGAATACTTGATGAAAACGAACCATTGACGGACGGAGCACCTATGATCTATACACCTAAACAAGCAGGAGTAAGAGAAGACTGTAACATACGTACGGACAAATGGGCGTTAGCTATGGATGCAATGGATAGGGTCAACAACTACAAATTGAATGAATACCTCAAAAAGGGAGAAGCCGAAAAACCAAAAACAGCAGAAGGCCAAACCGAAGGAGGAGTAACTGAACTAAATCCAACTAGAGACAACTAGTCGGGTACGACTACGAACACTATATGCGAAAAGGGCGGATGTAAATATTTATGTCCGCTTTTTAAAGCCAAAAAAGCACAGTACGCATATAGCATATTATATCAAGTAAATATAGGTAGACGCTTCTTCAAAGTAAGCGCGAAGAATGTAAAAATTTATTATCATGGGATTAGGAGCAACATTAGCAAATGCAGCAACCTCAGGATTAGCAGGAGCTGTAACCGGAGGAATCGGGTCAATAGTCAGCGGTGGTCTAGGACTACTAGGGGGTCTATTCAAAAGAAACAATAACGGATTCAAAAACCAACAAAAACTAATGCAACAAGCATGGGAGTATGAAAAGGAAGGAATGGGTCTGCAATATAATTACGGACAACAAGCGGCAGACGCTGAATACAAGCGAAATCTGCAAATGTGGAAAGACACCAACTTTGGAGCACAAAGAGCCGAGATGGAAGACGCAGGGCTAAGTGTAGGGCTTATGTACGGAAACGGAGGAGGACAAGCGGCAAGCACGGCCGGAGGAACAGCGACTCAACCAAACGCACCAAAAACCAATCCGGTGGAGGTAGCACTGCAACAACAATCACTAGGACTGCAATTGAAGCAAATAGAGGCTCAAAATCGACTCGCAAACGCAGAAGCAACCAAAACCATTGCCGAAGCAAATAAAATCGCAGGAGTGGACACTGAAGGGCAGGAATTGAGCAATAAGTGGCAAGAGATTGAGAATAGAATCCAACTGAGTAAGGAAAACATCGCAGAAAGTAATGTAACAGAGGCAGCAGCCAATGCGAAAAAAGCAATCGAGCTATGGAAGCAAGAGGCATTAAACACAAAATATCTAGACAAAACTCAAGAGGAAAGAGTAGCAAAACTAGTGTCGGAGATAGCATTATTACAAAAAGAAGGAGCTGTGCAAGACTCAATCGTAGATGTAAACTACAACACTGCAAGAAAGATACAAAAGGAAGTAGAGAATTTCTACTACGACATGATAACAAGGAGAATGTCGGCTGAAGCAGCGAAAGAACAAGCAGCAGCTATGGTGGACAAAATCGCAAAAGACTATGAACTCGGAAAAGGACATCTAGACAACGAAAACCAAAAAAACC